ACCCTTAACACCTGCCTCTACACCACCACCTATAAAACCCAAGTTTAGATTCTCATAAGTTACAGCATCTTGAATCGAAATTGACGGAGGCAGATAAAGAACAACACGATCACCGCTGTTTCTAGTCGTTCCTGTTTTTTCGTATGATCGGTTTTCGTCTCCCTGCAATTGTTTATCTGCTGCTTTAAGATCTACTTTTAATTTTTCCTTCTCGGATTCTGTCAGTTCTCCTTCACTTTCAGACTCACCACCATCGGTATTTTTTCGAATTCGACTAAGAGTATTTTCACTAAACACTTTTGAGACAAACCCTAATTCTGCAATGGAACCCGCTTCCAAAGGTTGTACTTCAAGCAATTCGAAGACAATTCGTCCTTTATATTCTCCTTGTCGTTCCAAAGGATATTTTAACCTTGCCATAAAAGTGCCTAAATATAGAAGTTGATGATCATTATTTATACCCTTTTATGGCATACTCAGGAAGATACAAACCAAAAAACCCCGAAAAGTATATCGGGGATCCTACAAAAGTCTATTTTCGTAGTATGTGGGAACGGCATTGTATGGTACATTTCGATAATTCGTCCGATATTAAATCTTGGAGTAGTGAAGAAACCGTAATACCTTACTACTATGATGTAGATAAAAGATATCATCGATATTTTATGGACTTCAAAATTACTACTGTGAGGAATAAAACAACTTTGATTGAAGTCAAACCGGACAAAGAAACCAAGCCGCCAAAGGGTGACAAGCGAACCAAAAGATATATCACTGAAGGTTATACGTTTGTTAAAAACCAGAATAAGTGGGAGGCGGCGAGGGAATATGCTAAAGATCGAGGGTGGGGATTTGAGATTTGGACAGAAAAAACTTTAACCGCAATGGGTATCATGCCAAAACCTTATAAAAAAATGAAACCACTTCCTAAATTCAGTAAGAAAAAGAATAAATAACAGTTATGAGTAATCTCTTTCAAACAGTAGAACAAGAAGCATTTCGTGCTGGTATTACACCGCGCACTAGGCAGTCTCGTGACTGGTTCCGCAAGAAAGTGTCGAATATGCGCGTAAATAGGCGCAGTTTAATGCGAGAAGATGAAATTATTATGCGGAATCGAGGTGGTGTTGGGGGAATGTATATGTTTTTCTACGACCCCAAGACAAAGGCAACCCTTCCTTACTGGGATAATTTTCCCCTCATCATTTTTGTGGAGTCGATTAAAGGAGGATTCTACGGTCTCAACCTTCATTATCTTCCGATGACACTACGCGCAAAGTTTCTTGACGGGTTGATGGACCAAACAAATAACAACAAGTATGATGAAACTACACGATTCGAACTATCATACGAATACTTAAAACGTGCCTCAAAGTTGAAATATTTTAAACCCTGTTTTAAGCACTACTTAACGAAACAAGTTGAAGGGAGTCTTGCATATGTTCCTGCACCAGAGTGGGAAATTGCCACCTTTCTACCAACCCAACAATTTTCTCAGGCAAGTCAACAACAAGTTTGGAAAGATTCTAGAGGAAAGATCTAAATGACCAATAGCATAGATCAATTAATGGGAGTTATCACTAATCGTGGAGGGTTGATGCGAGGAAACATGTACCTCGTTAAACTACCTCCCTCAAGTGTGATAGGGTCTGAAGAACTAAACCTTGTCTGTAAAAGCGTTTCTGTTCCGGGTCGTAACTTAAACACTACCCAAAGACAAATAGGTATGTTCACGAGAAACATTGTCCATGGTCAAGCAGTAGGCGAATTGTCGATGACTTTCCGAGTGATGAATGATCCGGCAGTCTTGACATATTTCAATGCATGGCAAGCTTCGGCAGTCAATCGAGATACCGGAGAAGTAGGTTATTACAACGATTATGTACGAGATATTGAAATCTCTATTCTAAAAAAAGGTGTAGGATTACCTCTTTTCAAGAAAGAATTTGATTTACCTTTACCTACATTTATTAAGAATCGTCTTCCGACTATTGGACCTATCAACTTTAGGCAGGGAGAGATCGATCTTGATCTTGTCACCAACGATAAGGTAGCATACAAAGTCAGAATTCTAGAGGCATATCCTGCGGCAGTTGTCGGAGTAACAATGTCTGATGATAATATGGATGGGTTAATAGATATTAATGTTTCCTTTTCATATAAAGATTGGGTCACCCAGTCAACGGACCAACCATCGGGATTTCTCGATAGTTTATTTGATATATTTGATAAATTTAAAATAGGATGATTACAATATGGCATTACCTAAACTCAATGATGCACCCATATACAATTTGACAATACCGTCGAGTAAGAAAAAGATTAAATACCGACCTTATTTGGTAAAAGAAGAAAAGGTATTGATGATTGCGGCAGAACAACAAGATACTAAACAGGCAATGAGCGCAATTCTGAACACACTTATTAATTGCATACAAGATAAGATTGATCCGAACTCTCTTACAACCTTTGATGTAGAATACATGTTCACTCAGGTTCGTGCCAAAAGTGTTGGTGAAAGTGTTGATATGACTATGCCTTGTTCTGAGTGTAAAGTGCCAAACGAGGTATCGATTGCTCTTGATAAACTAACGGTAAAGGTGCCCAACGATTGGCAAACCCCGGTACAGTTAAACGAAGATACTACCGTTGAATTGAAATACCCTTCTTACACGGACATATGTGAATTGGATATGGAAGCGTTAGAAAAAAACCAAATCGAAAGTACGTTTAGTATTGCAACAAAATGTATTCATGCGGTGTCTCATGAAGACGAAAGAACTCTGGCAGAAGATTGTACTAACGAAGAGTTAACAGATTTTATTAACTCGATGAATGCGAAACAATTTTCCTTAGTATCGGATTTCGTTAACACGATGCCCAAGTTGAAGCACGATATTAAGTTTGATTGCTCATCGTGCAGTGCAAAGAACAAACATACACTAGAAGGAATCAATAGTTTTTTTTAATATGCCTCTCTCATGATAATCTCGCGAATCATTATAAGACTAATTTTGAATTGTTGTACCACGAGAAATTTTCATTATATGAGTTAGATCATATGATGCCTTGGGAGAGGGAAATTTATATCATACTGTTGAACCAAAAAATAGAAGAAGAGAACGAGAAAAGGAAACAAAATAATGGCTAACGATGCAGTTCTCGCAAGTGCGATAGGTTCGTTACGGGGAACCAGTGAACAGACTCTTAATCTGACCTCTGAAAACAATATAGAATTACAACAGATTAATCGTAATTTCAATGAGTTTTTCGAACAGATGCGAAAGGATCGATTGACGGGCAATGATGTGCCTGACACTGCAACCGACAAGGGGTCTGTTGCATCTAGTATGAGCAGTCTGGGGGGCAGTCTGAAAGACATGATGTCTTTTCCTACTCTGGCAAGCGTCATTGCGGGGTTCATGGCATCTAACTTTGGTCTTGTTGGTATGAAAGATATGACTGCCAAGATCAAGGGAGCAATGAACATTGGTAAGATTGGCACTATGGTTTCAGACAGGATACGAAACGTCATTCGGGGCATTCGAAATGCTATCACTCACAAACTTGGTTTGACTGACCTCAATGGTAAAAGGATTCCATGGAATGGCGCAATGCAAGATCCCGAAACTGGTAAGATGATGAAGTCCAACTTAAATAAATTTCAGACTAAATTTATGAGATTGGGTTGGGCAGTTCAAAACTTTTTAAAACCTTTAACTACCTTCATGACCAGTGCCGGTGATAAGATTGGAGCATTTGCTACGAAGATAGGTACGGTGGTTGGAGAACAAGCAGGTAAAATTAAAGATTATATAAAGAATTCTCGTATAGGAAAAATTGTCGGGGGGTTTTTGAACAGTGCATTGCTTCGTGTTGTGGCATGGGGTATGGCTGTCTATGATGGGATCAAAGAAGCAATCTTTGGTATAGAACAAGCAGATGCAAAGGATGAAGGATGGGTGTCTAAATCTATTCGAGCAGCATTTGGATTTATTGGAGGGGCATCAGGATCTTTTATTGGGGGTCTTCTAGATCTTGTAGTAGGTGCAATAGGTCTAATTACCAAAGGTGTTGCCAAATTATTCTTTCCGGATTCATTCAATGAAGACGGTACGTACAATGAAGAAACCTTTCTCGGCAATTTCATGAAAAGATTGGACGAATTTTCGTTTACTGAAATGATACTAGATGGTATCCGAGGACTTACTGATCTGATTGCAACATGGTTTAATGATAAAATTGCTGCCATCACAGATTACTTCAATACTCCGGATGACGAGAACCCCACAATCATTGCCCAAAAAAAACGCATGGAACAAAGAGAAGAAATGGAAAGACTTAGGGAAGAGAAGCAAGCACTTAGAGATGCAGAGAAAAAGGGATCTACTAACGTTTCAGATAACTCTACAAAAACCGAGATCACCAATAGTCAAACAACAGTTGATGCGGGAGCCGCGGAAGATCCTTCGGCAAAAAGGGAAGCAAGGAAGAACGGTTTGGGATAAAAAAGGGACCCGAAGGTCCCTTAGCAAGGCAGAGATAACTCGCGCCTTAATCTTCTGCTGCAAGTTTAGCAAAGTAAGACATCGTGTCCTCCTCACCTTCATCCGCAGCTTCCGTTGCCATTGTCGGCGCGGGAGCAGATTTAGGTTCTGCCGGAGCAGCAAAGTCTGCGGTTTCACTAAACGTTGTGCGTGAAGGTGCAACACCAAGTACCATGTTAAGTCGTTGAGACAACTCATCATATGTCTTGTAGTGGGGACCACTCGGATCTTCAAACTCACCTAGATCATAGATTCGTTCATAGATCTCTTCTAACTCTTCATCGCTCTCAGAAAGTGTGCTTGATTTAGCAAACTCTGATTTGTCGTAGTTACGATATCCTTCGACATTACGAATCTTGAGTTTAAAGGATGCTCCTTCCCAGAAATCAAAAGGATTGATAGGATCTTCATCAGCAAACTGTGGTTGCATGACATCCATAACCTTATCAAAGATCTTCTTACCATAGGTAAACAGAAAGACCTGACCTTCGTTTTGAGGGTTGCTCGAATCAGATTCAACTAAAATGTTCGAGACATAATGCAGCCGACGTTTACGTTCACGTGCAATATCCTTGTCACGCTCATCTCCAGAATTCCAGAGTTTGGTATTTGCTTCGGATACTGGATCCTGTTGACCGATAGAAGTTAATGACTTCTCGATATACCATTGTCCGGTTGGACCTTTGAAACCATGATCCCAGAAGCGTACCCATGGTAGTTCACTACCTTCAGTCGCAGGGAGGAATCGAATTACAGCATAACCGTTACCTGCCTTATCAACAGTAGGTTTCCAGAAGCGATCATCGACATATGATTTTTTTTCAGCAGATCCATTAGTGGCACTTGCCGCACCGACTAGTTTGGAGATTGAATTTGCGCGGTCGCGCTTTAAGTTTTTAAAACTCATTTTATTTTCCTTATTGTATTGTATTAACAGAGTATTGTATTTTCACATTATTCATAATATACTAGTATATAGTACCACAAATCTAATCAAATGTCAACTCATTTTTATGATTTTTAACTTTTAATAGATTATTCTTTTTTGCTTCAACAGTTAATTTATTAAGTATTACCGGTGAAACATACCTCTTCATGTCTTCTGGATCGATGTTATACTTTTCGCATAAGGAAAGAATAGCATCTACGTAACTGGAGCGAGTGGCAATAACTTCGCTCTCAACCATCTTCGAAAATTTTTGTTTAGTAAGCATTAAACCATCAAGATTCATAAAATTCCCCTTCCTTGCCCCAAACAAATCCGATGTCAGGATAAAATACACCTATAGTTCGTTTGACCATACCTTCTGAGTCATATGCCATTGATTTAGAAACCCACATAGTACGATGTTCTCTATTCTCACCATAGAACAAATCACTCCAAATACCGCTTCGGAGATAGTTGTTCATGTTGTGGATATAATTTTCTGCGGATTGGTAATCCATACGTAATTTAGAATCATTCGAATCAGCATTAACCTTGTTTGCACGGAGGTAATCTTTCCATACGGCAATCCATTTCTTTACCTTGTCGGGATGTAAATAATCCTCTTTGTCTCGGGAAGAAACCGTAGGATGAATCGGAGGTTCCGCAGTGTTCTTACTCTTGAGTTCTTCCGCATTCTGAAGTAAAGGATTGAGATTTTCGGTCAGACTCTCTCTAATCTTATTGGGCATATAACCCAGTTTAATTGCTTTCCATCCAGATTTAGCATAGGCAAGGAGAAAAACATCTGGTATAGTAACACTATTTTGATGTGCATTATCCCAACCAGACTCATCTCGCAACCATTTTTTCAACCAGTGAAGTTGTTCTCGATCAGGAACTTCCTGATGAACATAGTCTTCACATTCGCGAAATGCTTTTTCTCTCACTTCTTCGCTTTTTGCTTTCTTCAGCCTATCCCAATTAGGTTCGGGAATTAAAGAGACTTGTTTTTTTCGGGGCGTAGTCTTTACTTTTCTTGCTGGCATCTGATTTCCTCGTTTATATCTACAACTACGTCCAAGAGTGGAGATGAAAGGGTAAGACTTCTAAGTGCTGCCATATCTTTTGGAAAACAATGTCCCCCATATCCAAACTTACCGTCTGGGCCTGGCACCTGAGTGTGGGATCTTCCTATACGAGGATCAAGTGTGATTGCATCTACCATCTGATCAAATCCTTCAAATCCTATATCATTAAAAATTTTATACATCTCATTAAAAAACGTCACTTTGGTGGCAAGGAAACAGTTCTCAACATATTTAGAGAATGCTGCCTGTTCGAGGGTACAATATTTTACATCCTTTAAGTTAGGTAAACATGCACGAAACAATTCATCCCAGTACCTACAATCACTGCCCCCATAAATCGCAAACTCCTGACCAAGAAATTCTTGACCTGGATCACCGTGGGCATGACTGCCTCGAAGAAATTCAGGAGAAGATGTGAAACTATCTTTCGTATGAGAGTTTGCCCAGTTAGATAACCACACAGGATCTACTGCACTCTTGATTAGAAACTTTGTTTTACGATTACCATACTTTATAAAGACTTCTTCTACATGATCAGTATTGCAGGACCCATCTTCCTCGCCCATGGGTGTTGCCACACAAACGATTACGGCATCCGGATCGGATATACCCGTAGGCACGTTGGCAGAATAAAGACCCTGACTCATCTGATACGTATGACCTTTTGCCGGATCGTCGATGTATATATCGAGTGCTTCAGATGGATGTCTGTTGAGTGCACATTCTACTGCTTGTCCTACTGGACCATAACCCGCAACTACGATTTTCATGGTATGTGCATTCCTAGTGCGTAATTTTCGGCAACGTCTTCTGCCCAGTTAATTGAATGTGAAGTGCAATCAACAGTTCGAATGTATCGTGACTGTTCATACAATTCTACAACATACCCTCGTTCAGTCTTAATAACGACTGCTTCGGTTTTTCCGTTGGCAGACATATGCCTTGATATAGTTTCTGAGATGGTAACCTCCTTACGATGATATTTCATATTCTTACCTCCAAAGATAAGATCCCATTGTGCGTCAAATTTATTCTGTGATACAGACTGGGGTCTTTGTTTCGATCCTTTCCCGCTCATTCCACCACTCCGGTTGTTTGCGTTTAGTCCATTTACTAAAATCTTTTTTGGCTACCCAGTAATAATTACGATAAGATGTTATTGAATCACCTTCCACGATACATTCAGGAAATGCCGCCATTGCTGGAGGTGGTTCTGTAAATTTATCATCTTTAATCAACATTGGGGGTACAATGAGCATACTTTCTAAATCTCGTTGAGATTTATGCACTTTATCATATCGATAAGTGTATTCTTGACATAAGTGTCTCCACATCTTGTACAACCACTCGTAGTTTGCCATAGATTCTCTTACCCATATATTAGATGGGTGGTTGACATGAGATGCTTTGTACAATCTAGAATTTAATTCTCCGTCTTCTAGAAACCATCGCTTAAGTTTATGACCTCGTGAATTGACTCCTAACCAAACATTACCATCTAACACACGATGTGCGGTAGACATAAGTTGTGCATATTCACAACACATTTTAACGACATGTTTATCGTTATGTTCTGATGCACATTTTTTTGGATCTTTGTTTAAATAGAATACATTCATATTGTTACCATGGTTTACTTGCTTCTATAACGGTGCTGTGCATTGCTCGAATCTTGCCGGGTGAGTCGATGCCATTGAAACCAGTAACAGAACTCTTCCCGTATTGGCACTCTTTCACGTTGTCGAAACCCAGAGCCGTCAGAGTCTCTTTCATCTCTTCGACACGCCACAAATAAAGGTGCTCGCCTTTCTGATGCAACAAACCAAGAGCAACTTGTTCTTGTGGGCGCTTTCGTTCGTGCCCTTTTGCCTGAAACCTTTCTTGAACACAGTACCGTTGATAGTAGTGCTGTACAAAAGGATCGTTTGACAAATCTTCATCGCTCACCAAATACTCAACGTAATCATATGACGGCCATACAGTGCGAATCTTGCCACCTGGTTTTAACACTCGATAGGCCTCTTTGAATAGATTTACGCCTTGATAGCGGTAGAAGTGTTCGATGAAATGTTCTGAATACACACCATCATAGAAACTCCCAGGACAACCTCGAATCGGTAACTCAGTGAGATCTTGAAGAATGATACCTTTATCACCATAGTTGCTGGAAATATTTACTGCGTCCCAGTTCAGTGCTCGCTTTCGATTAGCACCTAGTTCTAGATAAGTTGCCATACGCTTATTCTTCTTCTGTTTTATTTTTGTTTATGATGTGAGTATAGAGCATACCAAGAATAGTTTTTTGCTCACTTGTTAAACTATTATACAACTTTTTATCTTTCTTGTCAACCTTTCCGACCTTACGAAGTTGTTTTGCTTTTTTACCATTCATATTTTATTAACCTTTTTGAATCCAAATTCTTTATTATCATATAGTTCGTTCTTATCAACCACTTTATTCAATCTAATTGCTTTATAGTCATGATATTTTCTGGAAGAACTTCTCCAAGTTAAGTTTACTAAACGTCTGAGATTGTTAGTCGGATATCGAATACCTGCTTTATGCCATGCGTTTGTAAGGTTGGGCCATAGAATCAATACGTTGTCTTCAATAGGGAATATTTTTTCGGTCTCCCCGTTGGACAGAGACAATCTGCCATCTGTTGCAGCATCACTTTCTTCTTTGAAATAACAGAACCCAACCACATACTTATCGCCGTTATCTAGATGCCACCCTATTATATTCTTTGCAGAGGTGCATGCGTTATATGCACCGTAAGAATAATTTTTAAACTTTGGATCGTTCCAATCCTCATCAAACTTTTCGAATTCTTGTTTGAGAACAGGATCAAATGCAGACTTGACCATTTTGTCTACAGAGTGAGACTCTAATAAAGTTATTAAAAACTCATCGATGATAGAATTAAACTCTATCGAAAAATCGTCGGTGGGCATTACTGGATGTCGATAAGAACTGGTTTTCCAATATTTTAATTGACCACTTCTCAAATGTTTACCACTTACAACTTCGAAGCGTTCAAGATTACCTGCGTCGATTCTGTTTAGATACTCATTAGATTCGGTGTTATGCCGAAGATAGTCGAGAGTTTTTTTATCAGTCACAAAATCGCGAACGATAAGATGGGGAATAGGACTCTCGAATATTTCAGCATTAAGATTAAACATTCATTTCCTCAACTTTGCTTTCTTACCGTTCATCAGATATCTCCTCTTTTGGTAATCTATCGGTGATGAGAATAATCTTTTTATCCTCACCGGTTGGTTTTACATACTTCTCTTTGATGCCTTCAGAATCATCCCACTTCATCGAGACCGACTTGCGATTCTTGGGCAGACCTGCTGTCTCACCGATCTTAGACCAGTTGTCGGCAAGGTAGACCGAACCCTTCTTGCCGTTTCCAATCGTCGTGATGATCGCAACAAGGTCATCACCATATCTTTCATACCAATCTTTCTTGGCGCGGTTTCGCACTGCCTTGAGAACCTGAGTTCCAAGATTAGGAATCTGCTTGATCATACAAAACCGTTTGTTGTCTGCAACACTGTTGAACATGCCATCAAATTCAGACTGTGATTTTTCAAAGTAATTTAGTATTGCCTTCGGTGTCGGTTTGAAACCACTACCGATCCAGAAGGTACCGACCAGTTCGTTATCATAATATATCAAATACTTGATGCATCGACCCACAGTTCTCGCACTCGCGACATAACTATGATAACGAACAACGATGTCACCCGCCATTTGTTTTTGTTCTTTGGTCTCTGCTATTCTGATATTGAGTTTACTCACTCAATTCCTCCATTGCATTTACTACATCAGGAAAATGTACACCAATGATCTCCCAGCACTTGTCAGCAACATCCATGTGCTCTGCCTGCGTACCATGCCCTCGTCTTAGATCACAGTAGTGAATCCAAGATCGAAGCGTACCAGCCATATACAGGGTTGTCTCGGTGAGTCCTTCGGGTAACAACGCTCTTGCTTGTTCCTTGGCGATACCTGTGTTGAGTGCCATCTCATAGTAGTCTTTTGCTACCCTAGAGACTTCGCTCTGCATCTCGCTGAAGACCTCTTGTGCCTTCCTCTGACGCTCACTATCGTCATCTACCAAGGACAACTGTCTATTGGTAGGGTGCTGTTTACGTGCCTCACGATTGGTCGTAAAGGACTCTGAGACCGCATACCGCTGAGAGAATTCCTGAAACGAAAAGGATCGATGCCGCAGGATCTGCCGACTGATATCACGAGTCGTAGTAATCTCCATCGTTACACTGACCATTTCAAACGGTGACCAGTGACCCTCTTTGATCAGATACCCAAGCAACTTCTTTGCTGTCTTGGTATTGTTCTGATTATTCGGATTGCTTACACGTGCTGCATAGGCAATCAACTCAGCAGCACTATGGCATCCAGTACTTGCGCTGGGTGTTGTCATGCCTACAAGACTAACCGAAGTTGTCATATTTTCCATCCTCATATTCGCCAGGAACACTATAGTATGCAATCACAGTATGTAATGCATTTACTAAATTTGTATCTTCATTCATATCTAAATCTTCTTTAAGAAAATCAACAACTATTCCTTCAATAAATTCGTCTTTAAAAACGTCTCTTAATTCCATAATATTCAACTCTTACTCCATATTAATAATTGGTTATAGTGGTGTACCGTCCGTCCAACACACCATTCAGTGTGCCTTCGGTTAGAGCACTTGCAAGTTCTTCTTGCCATTGATCATAACCGGTATTACTCCATACAAAACCCAGTTCATGAAATTTTTGTGCTGTCCATGAATTAGGATCTAGTATACCATTATATGCGACAAATGTAAAGGTATTATTTGTGTCTTGGAACAAATCATACATTCTCTTCAAACGTTCAATGTATTTGTTTTTGACGGCGATATAATCAGATTGCACAGAAAAATCATGAGGAAAGAAAGTATTTGTTCTGGTACAAAATACCGGAGTAACAACGTCATCGCTTACTGCCGGATCATGTATACTATCATCCACTAACTTATGAAGAACCGGTTCCATGTATACCAAATGCGAATTATCACCATCGATCTGGAACGGCCAGTTGCCAAATCCAGTTCGAAGGTGATCCAGCGCCGTGGCAATCGGTGTGACACTCCAATCAAAGGGGAATGTTACATTTCTCTGTCCAGTATTTCTTATTTTTGTTGCGGGGGCATTGTCCATGCCCAAGGACACCATGTAATTAGTCATTTCGTTTACCTATTATTATTCTGGTTTTAGAATTGGTGAGGGGGTGAGGTTTGTCTAACATATCAAAACCAAGCGAGTTCAATGATTCAATGAAAATTCGGAAATATTCTATATTATCCATGCCAAATGAGTTTGGTTTATATGTAATGAAAATGTATTTAAACATATTGATTGTACGTGTTAAGTGTATTCGATCGTCCATTGGTATTTCGTTTAGACTGAACGTAGCAAAAAACAAAGCGTTATCTGTCTCCGGTCTCACGTTAAATTCATCATATGAAACACAAGAAACATCACGCAAGTTATTTTCTTTGATGAAATATTTTTGTATGTCAGACATCACCGGAAGATCAAGAATTCGAATGGGTCCTTCGAATCCTAATCGTCTTTGGAATCGAGCATTGTTACCATACCCTCCACCAAGTTCTACAATGGAATCGAAATCAATTAGACCATACTCTTCCATGAGCATACGATACAAAACGCATTGCATGCTCACCAGAGACAAATCACCTTGCATAGAACGAACTGTAGGAGATCCTACGTTAGAATCTACTGCGGCACGGGTCAAGTCATATCTCTCTTTTATGTAGTCCCAGTACTGAGTATATGCTCCCATCGGATGCATAGTTCTTTGAATAGTGGGTTTCTTTAAAAAAGTCTTTTTGTATTTTCGGAATTCTGATTTAATTTCTTCTTGCCATGTCCGCGGCCAAGGTTCTCTAACATCATTATTGCTCAAGATATATTGATTCCAATAGTTCTCGGTTCTTTAGATGCTCTCCTTCTATATCATCTTTACTCTGTCCATGATACTCGACTGCGAGATGTTTGTCGATCATTAATCGATTGACAGTTACCCATGCATCAGTTTCGGTATCATACACTATGAACTCTCCGAGAATGCGACCAAATTTACCCTTTGCATCTTTGTGGGTTCTCATGGTGCACTCTTTGCCAAGCATTGTTTTCAGGAATCTTCCGGCGGCTTTCCCATAGATTTTCTCCACTTTATCTCGTGTACGAGACTCAGGAGTATCAATCCCATAAAGGCGAACACGCTGATCAAGGTACCATACACCAAAACCAAGATCAATGTCAACATCGACAGTATCACCATCAACAACCCTTCGAACTTTACATTTATATTCATGCATAAATCTCTCCTCAAAGAGAGTACTTATACAAAAGTATATGCTCTCATTTCAGTTTTAGTAAGATCTCTGAATTTACGGCGCGACACCGACCACTGTTTCTTGGGAGCATCGAACATTAATGCCTTAGTTGTACCTTCTGGAATGTATCCTAAGAGCCATGTACCCGAGGTGAGGTAAATGTGTGCAGGTACTCGATAATCTGTCTTGTCCCACACAGTGATCTCCTGACGCACTCTCATAGTATTACCACAATTGCCAAGAAGGCACCGAAGATAACCATAGAACCGATAAATGATCCTATAACACCTTGCATGAAAGTTTCATCGAACTCTGTATCATCAAACCGAAATTCATGAATCTTTTTGCGACGTTCCGGCGGAATGTACACGGAACCTACTTCATGGTTCAATTTATAACGTTTTTCATCCATATCTCTATTCCTTATCCTTAATTACAAATCTATTATGACATATAATAAGGAATAACGCAAGGGTTATTTACATGAATATCAGGAATACGTTATATTCCAGATATTCTTCGTTGCGGGTCCATCAAAGGAAAATCCAAAGAATTCAATGTCTTCTCCATACCAATCTTCAATAATTTTTCGAGTTCGGGGAGTGTAAAAAGAACGATAGTCAATCCTTTCTTTGTTGGTCACATTACTACGTTTGATACGGTTCATTTCGATTTTTAAATACTTGGGTAAGTCTTCGTTGAGATGTTCAAGCCTCATACAATCGACCATGACCTCTCCTTCTTCCGAGGTGACATAATCTTTCTGTAGAGACCACCCCCTACCTGCCCGATGCCAATAATAAGGCAGACTCCCATAAACATGTCTTTCTTCTAACCATTCATTAAAGGACATACTTCGATAAGTTGTATGATTATTCATCATCTTATTCTTACCATGGTTAATGTCAAACTGATCGTTCACAAACTTCCATCGTGACACTGCACGTGTCCAAGGATTACGAAGAATAGCAAAGTGTGGTCGTGCACTTTGAACCATGGGGTGTAGGTCTCTCCATCGAGCATGATTCCATCCATATGAAGGTTCTTTCTGCGAAGTCATCATAGTCTTCACTTCATTTACATATATGGAATCTTTCATGTGCTTAGAAGTACTTCTAATAATATACTGAGAAATGGTGGGTTCCTTGACGATAGTCATTCCACCATTTTTAGGTATGTGTATAAAATGTTTCTTAAGCATTATATTGTTTCTTATAATTTACAATGTATATTTTATGAAACGTTTTTGTGTTTTCTCTTTTGATATTCTTCTTCAGAACCAGGATATTGTGTCCAGCAATATACTGCAACCATTGCCATGAATCCTGTTGACCATAGCAATGCGATGAGATTATACGTTGTGAACCATAGAAAGAGTAGAGAGGATGACATGACTGTGACCATGGCATATTTTGCTTTGGTTGGAAATATTCTTTTCTCTATGAAATTTGTGAGAAATGGTCCGAAATGTTTGTGATTATACAGATAGTCATGCATACGTTTTGATGACTTAGAGAAACAGTATGCAGAGAATACAAGAAATATTGAGAATGGTATACCGGGTGTGACAAATCCAATATATGCGAGAGCAAGAGATATCATACCGAGTGAGTACCACATTGCTTTTTTCATCCGCGATATATCTTATCGAGCATGTCGGAGAACTCTTCGACCTTGGTCATTCTGTTAGGCCAATAGATATAATCTTTCTCGGGATTTGCTTTGAGATTAGTTAGTAGAGGTTGAANGGCATTGTATAATGCATGTAATCTATCGTGCAATTCAAGTGTGTTAGATGCTTGTTCCTTGGCAGTTTGTACTACTTCTAGTTCGTCTTCATTCACCGCTGTGAATCCGAAATCGTTGATATCCATTTTATTAAATCCTAATAAGGGAACTGTTGTTTTTTGAATTTGTTGACATAATCTTCCGCTAACCCTAGTGATATCATAACATTTTTCGAGTTGGTATTTTCCAACTGGTTCTTACAGTACTTAGTGCGGTTCTCTTTGTAGTTTTTAAGGTGCACCCAATCAACCGTAGTGTTCATCAGAGTGTCAAGTTCTTTGAACCACGCATGAAGATTTTCTTTTCCCATGTGTACGAGGTTTTTGATCTCTTGAATGTCATCGGTTGCTCCTGCGACTACCATATGATCAGAGAATATTTCCTTTGCCCATGGTGGTAGTTCTCTGGTTCGTTTAGGAATATAGGGAGTCACATTGGTGATAAAATCTTTGAATGCTTGAGAGTAATTGGAAGACGTGGGTGACATGTCATGAAAACATCCGGTGACTTTGTTCTTACCACAAATGATATCAAANCCGTATATGGGCATTGGATAATTGTCTTTTGAAAAACATGCCACATGCATCATCCACATCTTCTTTGTCTCGCGACAGTCAATGATGGATATATTCGCGAGGTCGGTCTTTTTCGATGTGTATCGTATGTCCGTGTGTGGACCATTGATCGTCAGGGTAGGCTTACCACAGTGCCCCTCCATCATAATCTTAGCATATTCGCTGAAATCAATAAACTCATTCCACATCATGCTCATTCCCAAGTTCTTCCATCATTGCCATATTCCACTTAAACCCCATCTTAACTTCATCAATAAATTTGTCATTTTCTTCACAAACTTCTTCTCTAATCCACAATTTAAGTTTGGATAAATCGTCATCAAAATCATATACAGACATTGGATACTGGGGGTATCTCTTTTTCATAATCTGACCACCAAACATCAGACCCATATAATTTAGGTAGACGTGAGGTTCTATATCATCGGTAATATAATCCAGATAGGTACAGTAACCAATTGAAGCCCACGGAAGTAATTGAGAAACCGCATCTCCTGTCATTCCAGACATTTCTTTAAGTTTGGCAATGTCATTTTTAATGTTATCATAACGTCTTAACTCATTAGGTACGTACTGATCCAAGCACACAAAAATAGACTGTAGTCCCAGTAAATAACCAATACGTTCTGGTATAGTTTGTTCACTTCGAAACATTTTTTGATTGAAAGGTAAACGTTCAAGATCTTCATGCAAATCTCGGGTGCGCTCTTTTATTATATTCACAGATCGTTTCCTTAAGTTTTGTGGTCCAATTATCTCTGTGTTCAATATAGACTTGATGACCTGGAGGTCCGTTGAACGTCATCTCATCAACTGCGATTATGGTAACGAGTTGGGTAATTGGCACTCCGGTTCGTTCTTCCCACATAATCGCATATGCGGCTTCTTGGGCAAAGTAATTGGTAACCCATTCTCGTTTTTTATACTTTCTGCTGGTTTTGAAATCGATAATCGATATTTTTCCGTCAAACTCAGCAACACAATCGACGCGCCCAGCAACCAATAAATGATCCGAATAAAGCGGTAGTTCTTGTCCATAAACTTTTCCTATTCTTTCGTCGAGAACGCCCCGAATAGATTTGAGACTTGCCATGATATCCGGAGTATATGCTTTTCGAAGATCTGCAAGAGATTCATTATTAATATACCTCTCGATACACTCATGCACTGAAGTACCTCTTCGAGATGCACGAGAGGAAATTTGGTTGGCAACCTCTTCTCCTACGCTCTTTCTCCATTTGGCAATCGAGGCCTCACTTAAAATAGAAAGTACCGTAGTGATAGAAGGGTACGACTTACGCTCAACCGGATGTTCGTAAGTACGTCCATCTTCCGTAGTGTGTGCGATCATGTCAGTGTAACCCAGATCGGTTGGTTCGTGTTTAAAGTTCATGATTCTTATAACCTCTACGTGCAAATTTTCCTGCAAGGATACTTTGCTTTTTGGTATATTCAATACTATTACCCGTGATTTTCTGTTTTTCCATACCGCGTCCATCAGAAATATCACTGGTATCTTTTTTGTTTTGAATTGTGCTTAAAGGTTTATTATACACGATTACTTCCATGTTGTCAAGTAGGGGAATTTTTAGAGCATCATGATTGTGGTGAAAAATGAACTTTGTTTGAGGATGTTCTCGAATTATATCTCTCCATACTGGTCTCCAAGTATTGAGCAAACGATAGTTGTTAGTATCAGTACGATCACTTGAAAGATAAAAATCTGTCACACTACGCATATTAAAATCGAAGACAGTATCGCAACCGTATAAATGAATTTCATCTGCTTTATGCCGACTTGCTGCATAGTGAGTTGCCATATGACCACAATTGAAGTTAGTTGCATTATAAGCATAATCAGGAACGTGAGTGTAGAACTCTCGAACGTTGGGAGCATATTTAAGATAGAAATCTGGACGCTCATACATCCAAATTCTGGGGCGAGTTCCTAACACCCACCGGTAAGCATCGATAGTAATCGAACCTTCAGTGAGGGCAGCCATCATTTTAAAATCGACCATACAAGTTGCAAATATTTCAGACGGACTGATTTCAAACGGAGGTTGATTACATATTAATTTGTTCCCCACTCTTTTCTTTTCTTGATAAAGATGTGCCATATCCCCGTTACCAATTATATGCCATACTCTATGTTTCATTATAAATCTTCTTCTCTATGGTTAGTTTGCCTTTGTGTCCCGTCCAATGCATTGCTAACTTGTTTGGATTGTCTTCTCTGTCGTTTTCTAATTGAACTCTCAACCAATTGTATATATTAGGTACGGTATTCACGTGCATAGTTTTGAGCAAAGGAGGAAAGGATAGTAGTTCATGAAGGGTCTCTTGATCTCCTCTTGCCGGATTCTTTGCACAACTTTCTATCCATCGAGTTAGGATTTGCGGTTTACCCTTCATTGCAATCACCCCACTATTGTGCCAATGTTCTCCGGTTCGCTTAGTCCATGGGCGATCTTCTGCCATTGCCAGTTTATCTTTTTCCACATATTTAAAAATACCGCTAAGGTCACCCAATACTTCAACGTCCGTGTCTAACCAACACAATTCATCGACCTGTACATCTCTCAGAGTACGAGGTTTTAGAAACCACCCATTGTGTTTCTGTTTAGGAATTTTAACGGTTTCGACAAATGCACTTGAATTCACAAATAAGCGGGTCGATTCGGTTACTCCAAAATCTGCAAATACAATGGGAGTGTCGTTGTGTTTTAAATAGTTTTTCAAAAACCAAGGAAGCATCCACTCGGTATTAGAATCACATCCTGTTACAAATGCTCTAGATAAAGTCATGTTAATATCTCATACTTATCACTATATCCGTGCTTGGCAAGACATCCTTTTTCTTTCTGTAATGTAGTAAACCCATCTCTTGCCACTACTGGCCATGGATAGAACTCCTGAAGAAAAGGAAATCTTCTTATATCTAAATATATATCAGTTGTTCGGCAGTACGTTTTGGCGGTGTCTACAAGTATCTTTGCCCCTTTAGGTTTCAAACGATAGGCATGAGCACCCGGAAAATAAGGTTTAGATGTAAGAGGACCACTGCCTAGAAACTCTGGAGTCCTAAATTTACCGTAACTCGGTTGTCCCAGAGAGATAACTTTATCATAAGAAATCCACTCAGGAATATTCGTTATTGCAACGGCATCATGTTCAAAAATTTGGTATTCCTCGTCATCTTCTATGCATTTTTTCCACAGGGAATAGTGTGATAGGAATGCAGAAATACAAGGTTCTACTACTGTATATTCCGAATCGTCTCGGGTAAATCCGACATGAGGGATACCTTCATTTTCCAAAAGTTTTAAAGGATTGTCTTTAGGTGTCACTGCATCAAAGACGTTCACATCGAAATTCTTTATGCTTTTAATACACCTCCGTGAAGCATCTTCGCTATGTGAATTACCTTTAATTGTTATAACGAACGACTTCATAATGTAGTAGTCGATTTAGTTTTTTGATTAGTAGTAACAAAGGGGAATAGACACCCCAGATCTTTAGGCATAAGTTGTTTACACATGAGGGAGTCGTTGGGCCATGCTCCAAACTCCTTGGTAAGTGTGAGTAGTTTTTTTGCACCTGCTGGTTTGATATAGTATGCAGAATTTCCAGGCAGACCATTGGGTTGGTTTCGATCTCTAACCCATGGTACTTTATTGACTCCTTTTCCTTGATGTTCGACTTGCGCTCGATAGTCTGCTGCACTAGGTGTTGCTCCTACTTCAGGTCGATTGAGAGAGATCACAGTTTCTTTTGCATCATCTAGTGTCTTGAAATCAACGAGGGTATCCGATGAAAGAAACAACGCATCTTGTTCTAAAACTATAATAGGTTCGTTTTTGGTAAAGCACATATGCCAAAGCATCCAGTGGGAAAAGAAACATGCCATTCGTTTCTTTGGATCTGCCGTTTGATAGGGCGTTTTGATCAATCCACTTTGAAGATCATGTACCTTTTTTGTCCATGGATAGTTCCACTGAATCTGGTACGATTTAAATCTGGTTGTTACTTCTTCGGGAGTACAGGCAGCAAAGATATCTGCCCACACATTAGATGGAGCACTCTCTTTGCACTTTTGAGCATTGATCAAACTTTCTGAATCCCCTTTAAGAGTAATTATAAAAGCATTTATCATAGCGGTTTAGTAATCTCAATGATGTAACTATCAATTGATCCGTGCTTGTGATCCGGTTTCCTAATTAGGTTCCCATTAATAATAGCATTTCTGAATCTTAAATCGTGATGTTCTACTTTCCCTTGTGTTTCAGCATAATCCACTAGTTCATTGTACAAAATGGGGTTCTGTTTATTGCGGTTACGATTGTTATTTTTAGTCAAATAATTAAATGACAATTCTGCCGTAGTCATGTCATCTATTTTCCAAATGTCTTCAATAAAATATTTACCGCCCGGTTTTAAATAAGGATAAAAGTTTTTAAAAGTTTTAAGATTGGCAATAGGAGTATGCTCCCCATCATCAATAATATAATCGAACTGAATATCACTCCCCCAGTTTTCATCATTAAACATTCTTGCCACACTTTCAGAATTTCTAGAATCTCCCTCTGACCAATGAACACGTTCTTCTTTTAAAATGGCAATCTCGTTCGATGGGATTCGAGTGAAAACATCAATGCCATAAAGTTGAGCATTAGGGAATATCTCATGAAAAGACTTCATCGACTTACCTTTCCAGATTCCGATCTCCAGAATATTAACTTCGTTGTCATAATCCTTTTCCATCTTAGGACCGTAGACTCTCCAGTATCCATGACCATGCATGCCGTCACCTTTATCACAGCCATTCTTATTAAATACTTTACGCATTTTTTCTGTCATTTTTGTTTCCTTTTATTAGCATGCGGAAAGGGTATGCCGTTATTTTTTATTCCTATAAATTCACACAATGTATTTAAAGATTTAGTTTGATCATCTGTAAATAAACTCATGGTAAGTAGATCCTTCGGACGATCCTTAAAATACTTAAACACCTGTTCTTCGTGTTTATGGTACGTATCTATTAATGCTTCGCGGGTTGGAAGCTGAGAACCATACGTTCTCTCTCTAAGTTCTCGATGAAACGGATCTGGAGGAATCGGTTTATCACCAAATTTCCAAAGGACAGATTCTACCCAATCTTCAATTGGTCTAGTAAGATATAAAAAATTACAACGTTTCTTCCAATACTTATCTAGATCTTTAAAGTAGAGTGAAGCAGGAAGGTCTGAAATAGAATCGTATCTACTATCATATAACTGTGCTTTGGATGGATAATGAAGAGAAACTAAATGTCTAGACCTTAAATATTGGTGTATAGTAGTCGTACCAGTACGAGACAAACCTATGACTATTAGTTTTTTACTTAACATTCGAAAGGTTTCCCCCACTTATCAATGCCCCATTCAGACACCGGTTTGTTTACCACTCGCCAATGAGTGTCATTGTCCAGATCATCTGCTCCGCGCATTTGCACATGTACAAATTTAGTGTTTGGGGTTCTCGGATCAATAACTTTACGATCTGGCAACCTCCAATTGTTCCATGTGATATATCTATTCCATTCATTGTCTAATGATTGTAATGACATATTAGAAGAAAATACCATAGCATGAATGTAGTTCTGATCTGTTTTGTAAATCTCTTTAGTAATACCTGCATGGTTAACATCGAAAACATAATTAGAAACCGAACCCCATTTACTGCGAGAATGTTTCAATCCCTGATTGCTCCACATTACAAGACCCGCATTGTAAACAAGGTACTTACCGTCTTCTCTTTTAGCACATTCGGTATTGTATTTGTTTTTCAACATTCGATGCCAAAGCATTTCATCTGCGCGTTTAGCGCGGATATCTGGCATAGTAGGTTCTGTACACATTCCTATGTCTTGATTAAAGGTATCGAAAATATTTTCTTTTAATCCTTCGACTGGAAAAATATCAGTATCCACATACATTACTTTATCATATTCTAAAAACCTATCTTCATAGATTGGTTTAAGTGTACCGTAATATCTTCTCTCAGGGCCCATACCACGAAAACGTTTAATGAATCCAGAGTTAATATCGAACTCGTAGTCTGCACCGATGCGTTCAGCATATGATTTCATAACATCACTACCGTAATGTGCAGATGGTCTAGGGGTACCTTCCCAACATTGATATATTAAATTTTTACTCATTCAATAATTCCCATTGCATTCAATTTTCGATATGATTCGATTTTAGGTGCTTTAATGCCATTCCCTTTGCTATCTACATCTATTTTATCTCGAACATGTATAAATTTAGATTGTTCCATTCCTTCCCACCAAAAACCTGGATGTCCCCATTCGTATCCATTAAAGTATACATTCTTTTCATTCATTTTCAGTTTCGTTGCCAAAGAATGCATGACACCTTCGTCTCCTTTGTTGTTTCTTGGATTGTGTCTTTGCAAAACTGCTGGATCTTTCCATAATACTTCTCGGAAACGAACACGAAGATCCCTAGATAGTTTGTATATGAATCCACCCCAGTAAGGACACTTCACTGAACACCATAAAGGAAATTTTTGCGCTAGTTCAGATCTTAATTTTTCTTGAATCCAGTTGTGTTGTCCAATGCCTGTGTAATCAAATATATTTTCTTTAGTTCGTGAAAATCCGTCAATATCAACCATAACGGTGTTGTCATACTGATCAAATTCTTTATGCAACATATGCAATTTTTGTAAAGGGGGGCGAAGGCCTTTGTAAAATTGATCTCCTCGAATTAAATAATAATCTGCTCCTATGCTCGATGCATATTTCTGCATGTTAGTTGAAGATAAAACTTCAAGATCACCTAAAATTCCGGTGTAATGTTGTAATATAATATTTTTCATAGCGGTTGTTACCAGTTGGGAGAAGTTAAGACTGTTTCTTTATTAAATTTTCCTTGTTTGGCAATAAATGAAACATCATTCATTAATTCTTCTGAAAGTAGAACCGGTTCAAATCCCAGAGATTTGAGGCCTTCATTACTTACCTCAAGTTCATTCTCGCTAAGTTCTTTTCGTGGATTGGACAAAAATTCTATTTCTTTACCTCCACACATGAAAGCAAGTTCTTTAACCTGTCTCACTTCACTCACCTGATTGAATATTCGTGTCTTAATCTGTTCACCATATGGTGGATTTTCGATTGCAAGTTGTACACATTTTGCAGTATCAGAGATATGAATGAATGCACGTTTTTGTCCACCTGTACCGTAAACCGAAATAGGATGATCATTTGCTGCTTGTACAATAAAACGATTAAGTACGGTACCAAAGACACCATCGTAATCAAATCGATTAATCAGTTCAGGTGCAAGCATAGTCTCTTCGGTCTGTGTTCCCCACACAATCCCTTGATGCAAATCCGTAATTTTAATGCCCCAATTCTTAACATAAAATTGGAATAACAATTGGTCCAATGATTTGGTCATGTGATACACACTTCCCGGTTGAGTGGGGTATAGTATGTCAGCATCTTTTTCAGTGGAATTGATTTTAATGTTTAAATAACCTTCCGGTATTGAACCAAAATCTTTGCTGTATCCATAAACTCCCATCGTGCCGAGGTGAACAAGATGGATGTCCGGTTTACATTCTACAATAGCATTTAGAATGTTGTGAGTTACACAAATATTATTCTCTACGGTGAACCTACGTTCTTTAGATCCGATCATAGAATATGGTGCGCTTCGTTGTTCTGCAAAATGCACAACCGCATCGGGTTGAAAATCATTAAACTCGCTGACTACTGATTCATAATGTCTCAAATCCACTCGTTTACATTCAATATCCATAGCGTGATTTTGTGCAGTAGATACTCTAGTTTCGATCGAGGCAATATCAGTAAGAGAGTTGGTTTTAAGTTCTTCATCAATAAGCCTTCGCGAAAGGTTATCTAATATTAATACTTGATGTTCCTCCCGTGCTAATTTTAACGCGGTTGGCCAACCGCAAAATCCATCACCGCCTAATACAATAATTTTCAATTGTGATATCTCCTATACCATTGCACAAATTTTTCGACTCCTTCATCTATAGAAGTCTGTGGATTATATCCTAGTTTTTGTAACTTAGTAGTATCGCTCCAAGTTTCTTTTGCATCTGCTGGATGTAAAGGACCGTATTCTCGTATTGCTTTTACACCCAAGGAATTCTCGATAGCATCAACAAACCGTTGGAGTTCTACTGATTCGCCACGACCAATATTATACATATCGCGAGGTGTTATATTATCCATGACCAACATTATTCCCTGAACAATATCATCGACATATGTAAAATCTCTTTTCATGTCTCCATAATTATACAACGTAATAGGATTTCCGTCAAGTATGTTTTTGGTAAAATCAAATAATGCCATATCCGGTCTTCCCCATGGTCCATAAACTGTGAAAAATCGTAGACCTACTGCATTAGGAATTTTAGAAATAGCAAACTGAGATTCATTAACCATTTTAGAATATCCGTAAGGATTTATTTGAGGTGCAAGCATCTCAAACTCTCTCCATGGTAATGGGTTTCCGTGCATAACACATGAAGTCGAAGCATATATGACATTGGGGATCTCATATTTTTCTAATGCACGAATTAAATTCAAGGATCCCGTACAGTTATTTTCTATATAAATCTCTGGGAATTCTGCTCCGTGTCGAGGGTTAGCATATGCTCCTAAATGTATTACAGTATCAGGGCGTTCCGATCCAACATATTGTGCAAGTTCACTTGCATTTTTTAAATCAAGAGGGACAATATTCGTATTGCGTTCTTTTAGCAAAGATGCGCGTTTACGTTTTAATAGTGGATCATAGTAGTCATTAAAATTATCGAATCCACATACCACATGGCCTGCGTCGAGTAGTTTGTTCGCTAAGTGGTAAGCAATAAATCCTGCTCCACCGGTTATCATAACTTTCATATGGTTATATCCTCATCATTAATTCGTCAATATTATTTCCCTTATTAGGCAATTTACTACGTAAAAAGAAATGTACGAAATGACATTCCGTAATATTACGGTTGGCAGAAAACAAACCGTTCCAGCGCCAATTTAATTGTTTCACTGGGATGTTTTGCTTTTTAACCCACCAGTTTAAAAGTGTTTGATCTGTACTCCATTTCCATGCACCTACACCATCGATAAACCGTTGGAATTCAGGACGATTAAAAAATTCTGCTGGAGTTTGTCCTAGAAGATAAGGTTTAAACAACTCACAATTCATAACCATTAACCCCATGTTGTAGAACTCTCCTCCTTTTCTATTCCATTTCCAATCTACATCTCGCAATGTAGAATATTGCATCTGAGAGTAGTTGCGTATTTTTTCTACGTACCATGGTTGTAGTGGCATATCTCTTTCGACAACTGCCCCAAACGGAAATTTATCTCCGAAGTTATTGAACAAGTTGGGTGAACCAGGACGTATGAATATGTCGGCATCAACGATTGCAATCTGATCATAATCATCAATAAATCCGAACGCATTTTCTTTTTCGTAAATAGGAAGGAACCCTCCATGTTTCCGAGTAGCATTTTCACTGCGCCCATTACTAAAGGGATTTGGTTTAATTCTAAGTAAGGGTTTAGTTTGAAGATAATGGTCTATGTTATTTTTCTTTGCATAGTCTTTCACACTTTCAGTACAAAAATCATACAGGTTGTTTTTTTCTCCCAAATACACCTGATATATTAATCTCTTCATATTTGTCTATCCATTCTTTTGCAAAGTCACAATCTTTATAATTATCAAACCAAGGTCCACCGTCAGTATAGTGAATTAAACTGGGAAGTTCTATATCATCATAATACCCCACAAGGTAATTCCACGTGTGAGGTAAAGAACCTATGGCGTGGTCTGATGCCCATTTGAATCTATGTAGATAAGAGGGTGTTGAATTGTTCACGATATTTGGAGAAAGTATTTTACATTTCTCATTATTAAACACCATTACCGAAGACCAGTTTTTTCTGGGATATACGGACTGTACTTGATTATCCATTTTTGTATTTGACTTAGGTATATAGTCATGTTTTATACAACTGACCATGTGGTTTGGATCTACTTCATTCAGTATGTTTCTGATGTCCGTGGTACATAGTATATCACAGTCCATGAACAATGACAACCCTTCATATTGACTTAAGAAGGGAACAAAGAAACGAGTCAGTGTAAACTCTGAGGTAGCATTTATATCTTCACGCGTATATTCCCACAACTGATCCTTTATTATGGGAGTAATGCTAGTATTGGGAGAATGTTCTAATATAGATGCTCGACATACTTCATAAGCTTCTACCTCGCGAGGATCCCATCCGATGAATACTTTCAGATCATCCATGATCGATAGTTGTGCCTACAGTTGCATCATAAAATTGAGTAACATATTGATGCAACCAAATACCGTTTTGGGTAATCATCTGATGTATATAATTGTCACTGTTGGAAGTAATGTTCTTAGGTACACACTGTCGAAAATATTTTGCCATGTCTTGCGACATAATGTAACATGCACCCGCGCTGATCCGTTTACCCTTTTCGGGGTGTTTAGACAGATAACCACAATGTGAAAGACCCGCACAAATTTTGTCATTCACTAAACATCTAGACTCATCGAAGTCTTCCAGTAGAATAGCATCGTGTTCGGCAAGAATGGTACTAGATTTTTTTAAAGTTGCCATTCGCCATACTTTATGATGACTTGCCCATATTGCTTTTTCAGTTGGTGTAAATTCTCTCGGAGATCCTCGACCAGACATCTTAGTACCAAAATTCAACTCTTTCGAACCTTTATATTCATCTAAAGTTTCCGGTGTCACTGCATCTACAACAACCACCTCAAATCCAAACCTTTCCCAAGATTTAATGCTAATGTCAGCATAGTATTCTGAAACAGGATTATCTTTGATGACAATCATATGGACTGCTGGTTTTCTATTTTTTGCCATATACAACTCCTTTCAATCTTCGTCTAGTGAAAATTGCTTTACCTGTCATATCAGGTAATTTTTTCCTCAATACTCTTATGTAGTCCATAAAGTTTCGGTCTTTTGTGTCATGCTTAGGTGCTTTGAAAATGACGGCATGGGGATTGTGATTGCGTATCAGAACATGGTCTGCTACAATGATAGACGGTTTATACAAATTTCGAGATATGTATTGATACAATCCTTGGTACCCAATGACTGCGGCACATCTTGGTATTAAATACATGACTTCGCGGATAGGAGTGCGATAGTCAATCTCCTGCACCTCGAACCCATTATGCTTAAGCATCCAAATGACTCCGTTCCAATACTCATTGTCGTAAGAAAGCTTTTCTTCCCGAACAGTACCGATAGCGCGAATCGGTCTCCACAATACAATTAAGTTAGGATTGACTTTCGTTTCATAGGATACTTTATCGTTCATGAACCACGAGTTAACGCCAGACAATGCGGTCTGTGTACCAAGACGATCACCCCTTTCGATATTAATATGTAAGTCTTTGTTAAAAAAATCCACATCTACATTGGAGAAATGTGAGACTTTTACAGATCCATAGTTGAGGTAAAATGATTCGAGGTAGTTCGTGCGTTCTATAATAGTTTCTGGGTCTTCACAATGAAACAAGTAGTCTTCATCGTGCCACCAATAGAAGTGGAGATGAATTTGTTTTTGAAGCATGTGCGACAAAAAGTAGGCAGTGTTAAGACCCATCAAACAATCATTAATGCCTGATGTGCCTCGAAATAACAAAGTGTTACCCTTACAAAGCCACTTATCGCCGTTCACATCTGTGACGTAAGGGTTCAATATTATCTACTCAAGAATATTTTTTTTTCAATTCTAAATCTAAAATTTTCTCGATATTTTCGTTGTAATCAGTAGGTTTCGATTTATTTGCCCGTTTTGTATCAACGATATATCTTTTATCTTTATTTTTCTTTTTGTTACGGGGATCAAATTTCCCATACTTTGCCATTTCAATTACCCTTATAACTCTTTTTAGATATCTTCGAGTTTTACCATCAAACGTTCAGCACGATTGGTCACCTGCTTGTGCCATCGTGAGTCACGCCCTTCAACTGCTGCTTCCTTCCAATCATTAGCAAGGAGTGCTGCATTGAATTTCTTGAACTTAGACAACCGAGGTCTGCCCATGTTGAACATCATATTAACCACGACCTGCTTGACGGTCTCGGGAAACTCTTCAAAGACCCCTTTGCCGTATAACACATGACACTCACTGATTGAGGTGTCAAGGTCTTTTTCGAAGCATTCCCATACTCTCTCTTCGGAGACTGGTGTTCCGAACT